ACGCTCCACCTGCTACCGATGTATATGCATTGATAACATCGACCAAAGCAAAAGACGTTATGGACTTTTATAATACAGAAGTAATCTCAAAATTACAGTGCAATGATGATATGCATTATTATATTGATAATCATATTATAAAGCCGGTTTTCGATATTGCTTCCCAAAACATTGCGGAAGTTGGTTCACAACATTTAACCGACCTTGCAAAAACAACAACTGAATACCATTTGAAGAAATGTATAAAATTAATAAAAGGTCAATTATATACGTTTAATGCTATATTAAACGAACTGTCTAATCCACCAACCGATAATACCATTACAAATATAATAATCCTTCCATATATTAATTTGTTATTTGAATTGTTTGTATACAGTGAATATGGATTAATAGTCGACATGAACATTGATGCTAATCGTGAAGATATTAAACAGTATATTGCAAAGTTAAAACCGTTTAATCAGCAAATCGATACTTATATGAAAGACGCGAAATATCCGGACATTGTAATGTCATTGACCGGACTCAAACTGCCAGAAAGTTGGAAAACGGATGAAGTTGACAAAGCCGAACAAAACAATTTGATAACAAAAGACATTGTAATTGCCGAATTTAAAAAATTATTCAAACCGGTCGCGGAGAAGAAGGGTGGAGGCAGACGTAAATCACGCACCAAGAAACATAAAACCCTGGATTTACCAGTTGCGAAACATTGCTCTCGTCGCAAGCGCCAATAGAAACCCGTAAAGTATATTATTACACAAAATAATATATTTACACTGACTAAATAAGTATTTATTTGTTTATAGCCATGTTATTGGGCTCTTTTTTGGTACATTTCTTCTCTTTTTTGTTCCACTTCGCGTCTTTCTGCAAAAACTGCGTTTTGTGCCGCTGGCGACCTTACATCCTCTCACTCGTGTGCATTTATTTGGATTCGCAACTCGCTTTCCGCGACATAGACTTTTCCCCATTATAGATGGTATATTATAACAGAATATAATTTTGTGTTATTTGCATAAAATTATACAGAAAATGCTATGTCGATATTAGACTAATTGTTATGTCTTCGTTTCACCGTTTGACGGCTGTTATATTTCAACGGTTTTGTAACAACCTTCATTAGTTCTTCAAATAGTTCAGGATTGATTGGTTTACACTCGTTTTTCTTAAATATTCTTGGAGGCGGGTCAACATACGAATGCATATACAATCCGGTGGGGATTACTAGGTCTGCAAACCGTTGCATTGGGTCATTTTGCAACGCCCCTCCAGTAATTGCGCGTTCGGTTCTCATTTCATTTTGCACACATGTGCTCAACGGTATTCCTGCGACCGGACTGCCAAATTGGTTATTAAATATGACCTGCTTTGCAAATGAATCAATATACTGCATGGTGATTACTATAATATTGTTACATAATTTTTTGAACAAAACTCATTATTCCGTTTTTTTGTATGTCCGCTTAATATCACTACATGTCGATATTTCTCGATTGTCTTTTAAGTATTGCATAATATAATTGACCTGCGCCTTATCTTTGATTAATTCCGCTAAACATCGTTCCACATACCCAAATGTAATCGAGGAATACTCTTTTTTCTCGTGTATTCGTAATTCTCCGTCACTAATTGCAATTGTGTTATGGGCCATATTGCGTGCATTCATGTAATCGCAGATTTGACTATTCAACTGTGACTTCATTTCACGCATTTGTTTTGTTTTTTCGTTGACTATCTTTAATTGGCTGTCTAGCGTAACCCATTTTTGCACTTTTTCTATTAATTCTTGTCTGGATTGAATTTGCTCGATAATATTGTCACTCATGATAATATTATACAACAGATTTTTATGTTGATATATTCGCATTTTTATGTTCCATATACACAGCACAATATGTTTCTATATGTTCGGTTGAAAACTTAATACTTTATTATCCAATATACACCAAAATTATAAGGGCGGGTTTCATTTGCATCTATAAAAGTTGTATTATTGGCAATAGTTGTAGCAACAGTAACTCCTGTAGTATTTAAATTTATATTTGTCCAATTTTTACTTCCAAAATCACGTCTTGCAAAACTTGGATTTGCACCTCCTGAAAAATCGTTTCCAGCATCATTATCATAATTATCATTTTGACTGGTTTGTGAATGTGTATGACCTGGGTCTGTAACAACTGAACTTGCTATATGCGTATGTGTTTGTGTTGCATGGGTTTGCGATGTATTCAATGCAGGACCCGAATAGCTACCATTTGTTCCAGTTCCTCTTAAAAATGCTCCCTGATAATTAGGTATATTGAATGTTGTAGTATTATTACCAGTTCCAAATGTGGTTCCAATAACTGCAAATAATGATGCGTATGTTACACGGCTTACTTCAGTACCATCACAAATTAACCAACCTGGTGGTGATATTGCTAAAGTATAAGCGGTAATACTTCCAATTGGCGGGGCGATTGGAACATAATTTATGGTAAAATTGGAAGATGTATTTATTGTTCCACTTACATCAAGTTTTACTTCAGGTGTGGTTATCCCAATCCCAACATTACCACTATTCACGTTGTACATGTCATCTTCACTAAATAACCAAGTAAGTTCTTCTTTTATTTCAGGTATAACACCGTTTACTGGTTTAAATATTGTACTTATTTGATTTCGAAAATAAGTAATTTTGTTTTGTTCAAGAGATTTTCTTCTACCTGACCACATTTTAAATATATATATATGTATTTATTTATTTAAAATTATTGATTAAATCGAATCATAGTAAAATGCACGAATATATGCACGCGTTCATGCATTGATATCATTTTGTTGCAAATTTACATAGTGATGTCGGGGTTTGCAGGCGCATGTACCATCGGCTGGTTCTGGTGAATCGCGTTGTTATTCGCACTCATCGCGTGGTGTTGTCCAATTCCACCAAATACATTTTCGGCATGTACCGATGCATTGCCACCCTTAAATAGTAGTTTCTTCATCCAATTGCGGCGTGTTAATACGGCAGAATTTCTCTGTTTTGACATGCTGCGTCTATGTTTATTACTAACAGACCGGCTGTGACTGTTTTGTTTTCGCATGGTTTTGCCGTTCTTACGTATGTTGCTATGCTTACGATTAGATGATTTTGATTTATTCATTATAGACTATTCACATATATTATTTCAAGCATATGTGTTCAATCATTGACGTATATTCGTACGTCTCTTACAAAGTTCAATATTTTCAACAACAAATATAGGTTTGCTAAAACGAGGACAAATAAAAATATACTATAAAAGCAAATCACCCATAAATATGCATATATTTCATTGTAAACAATCTCACCTAGTGGTGTAAGTATTTCTTTGATGTCTTTACGTGTGTCTTCATTATAAAAAAAATGAATACATGAGTCTTTTATATTTTTCATTCGTACTTACATTAATGAAGAATACATTGGCCATGGGAAAACGCAATTCGTGTAAATATAGCAATATATTTGTACATAAATTGTAATAAAGGTTTATACACATTTCAGTGTAATGGACAATATACACGAGCCGACAGATAACTTCTCGTTTGAAACCTTAAAATTATCGAAGCCGGTGACTGCTCCCGGCGGTAGCTACTTTATACGGTTCACTGTGAATAACGCCCCGTTATACATTCAGCCACCTAAATGTAAAACGAAACAGGGCTTCTTAAAAACCGGTAAGCGTTATTACACCGATTTGATATTTACGAGCGACAACGATGAGTTTGTACGATGGATGGAAACTTTAGAGGCAACGTGCCATAATCATTTATTTGCAAACCGCGACAAATGGTTTGAAGGCAATATGGAAATGCCCGAAATCGAAAACTACTTTACATCGCCTATGAAAATTTACAAGACTGGCAAGTATTACATGGTCCGGGTAAATGTCCACACAAATTTAGGTGTGCCTGCGCTGACAATTTATGATGAAGACAATCACGAGATATCTATCGAGTCAGTTGATGACAAGACAGATATTATTACTATTTTAGAAATAAAGGGCATCAAATGTACTGCGACCAGTTTTCAAATCGACATTGAAATGAAACAAATGCTCTCGGTTAAACCTGTTGAACTGTTCACGAAATGCATTATTAAGACTCCATATAGACCTTTACCGAGTGTACCTAGTTTACCGGAAGCATCCGGTCTGGTTGAACAAAGTGCTGCAAATCGCCCGGTCAATATACCTACCATTGCTGACGATACATCAGTTGAACAGCTAGTTACAGATACAACGCATGTGGACCGAATTGTTATGACAGATGCCCCGCTTATTGCATCTCCACCGGTCGAGCTGGCGAGTTCGGTCAAAGATTTAGACAAAACGCCTCCGACCGAAGTTGAAGTGAATAAACAGGCTGAACCCAAGCCTCAACCAAGGTCAGCACAAGAACCAATTCGCGAGGTAGCAGTAAATGAAAACATAACAATCAATACAGATAGTTACAATGTAGAAACAAATATGGGGTTAGAAGAATTCACTATTGATTTAGATAGTTTAACGGATCAGGAAAACGTGGTTATTAAAAAAAGCAATGATGTGTATTATGAAATGTATCGCGAAGCCTGCCGAAAGGCCAAGATCGCGCGGGATTTAGCACTTTCTTCTTATTTAGAAGCAAAACGCATAAAAAATACATACATGTTGGAAGATTTGACCGACAGTGATGAAAGTGATTTAGAACAAGATTCTATTGTAGAATAACTCATTTTTTATAGAAGCAACAAAGTTGTTATAAGTATTAGGCTTATCGCATGGAAACGTTTAGGTAAAAAATGAGTTTTTAGATAAATAATTTATCAACCGTTATTATATAAACGAAATGTTTGGAAAAATATTTGAACATGCTTTAAAGGGAGTGAAACAATTCTTCTCGACCGAACGCGTCGTCATTATTGTTGTATTCTTATTGCTTGTTTGGTTACTTTCTCAGTATGCAAGCAGCAAGACAGCCGTTGTCGATAAGATGGAGGACGGTAGCGAGGAAAATGAGAAGGAAAAGGAAAAGGAGGAGGTGTCAAATATGACGGCCAAGCCCAGCTCTGGCAACACTGCTTCTGGTCACGGATACACAACCAGCGAGGTTGCTAACCCCGCCGACCTTCTTCCTGCCGATGAGAACAGCCAGTGGTCCGCGTTGAACCCCAATGCCGCCAATAAGGGTGATACAACTATGCCTGATTTATTGAAGGCTGGTTACCATATTGGGTTAGACACCATTGGCCAGACCCTCCGTAACGCCAACTTACAGTTGCGTTCTGACCCCATTATCACAAAGGCAACTGTTGGCCCGTGGAACCAGAGCACCATCGAAACCGACTTTGCTCGTGTGCCCCTCGAAATTGGCCCCATGAAGTAAATAGTTTAAGTTTTTTTACATTTTACACCGTCTATTTTCGCAAATCTCATATATTTGCGAAAATAATATACAGAAACGCTTATTTTCGGCGTGTGGCTCTTCTCTTTTTCCCTCCAAACCTGGGTCTATTTGGGTCTTCCGCATCCATCATGTCTTCGAAATCGTATTGTCTCTTCGTATTTTCTAATTGGGGGGTTTGATTCACATACACAACCTCAGTATTGCCTGGATATAATGGTTCGCGATATCTATTGCTTCTCATATTAATTATTTTTTTCTTCTCGATTTCCGCATCTTTGATTTTCTCATGCTCGATTTGTTCTTGATGATGAGGGTCGTTGTTATTATTCTCCTTATTCGAAAGAAGTTTGTCTTCCATACTACCAGGGACGTAATCTTCTCGAATATACTTTACCGGTCTTTCATATCCATCACCTTCACGACTACGCTTTTGAGGACCTTTACCTCCTCTATTTACGCGTCTGCTTTTTCTAAATGTTTGTTTTCGCGCAGTATTGCGCTTATTCGTTTTTGTGCGCTTTACGCGTCTACTAGTTTTTGATTTACTACGGTTGTAAGCCATTTATAATATATACCGACAAATTTATAATGTTGAAAATGAGACAAACGCAACCGACCAATAGGCAATTATTATTTATATCACTATAATTTTTAATAGGCTCATAATGTATAATTATGGACAAATATGAGGTTTTAGGATTTGTGGCAACATGTATCGTCCTGGTTGTCTGTTTATATATATATTTTGATAATTATGGGGCATTTGATTTGAAATGCATTGTGTCAACAGTAGATGGCAATGAGTACTGCGTTCGAGAACGTAGTCGCATACAAGAAGCGGCTGACCTTTTGGCCAGAGTTACCGACAAATGCAAGCGTTTAGTTGATTATGTATATGAAAAATTCCCAGATAAAGAGAACGTGCAGCGACTACACAAAGGGTTTAACCCGAAAAAAGTGATGGAAACATTGCCAACCAGCAAATTTACGGCATACAGCGAGAACAAAGGCGAGAAAATCGCGTTTTGTTTGAACCGTGAAAAGACTAAAAATGAGGGACTCATCGACGAGACTACGCTTACGTTTGTTGCCATCCATGAGCTATCACACGTTATGACGAAATCGATTGGTCATAAAAGTGAATTTTGGGAGAACTTCAAATTCATGTTAGAACAAGCAAAAGAAGCTGGCATACATAATCCGGTAGATTATAAGAAGGAACCCCGCGAATACTGTGGTATGAAAATACACGATAATCCTTATTATGATGCGTAACCGACGATTTTTTACATTTTCATATTGATATTTGGAACAATATGAAATAATAGAGCCGTTTATGCTAGATAATACACGACTGCAGTAGTCAGCGCGAACAAAATACCACCCCATAACGTATCTGTTATTGCGAGAACCGGCGACCAATGCTTAAATATCGCATATGTCGTTGCGTCATATACACCATAAATGACGATTCCCAATAAAAACGCATCGAACATCGACCGGTTCTCCTTAAGTATAAAATAATACAGACCGACTATCAAAAATATGTAGCATGCCACTACACCTGACATCTTTATGTTCATGGCAGTTCGCTGTACTTTTGCGACCTGTTCACCATATTGAGTGCCAATTGCATTCAAATATAGTCCATCTAACAATAACATTGTAATCGCCGCTATAGCCACCGTTTTAATCATGTTATATAATTTATACATATATTTTTAGTGCGGCGGGTTTATTATAAATTGGGCATTTAAGTTCTCCTTTGTTTAATGCGCGAATTTGTTACGCCACTACCACCACCACCCGTGGATAAACTATGAGGTTTATAATATACTTGAGCGTTATTCGTAAATAAACTGCGCATAGAAAAAGAAGGAGTTGGCGAAGATGTAGCAGAGTATAAAAAATATACACCTGTTGCAATTAATGCAGTGCCAGCATTATATGGTCCACCATTTGGTGTTGGGGTTTCACCACCGGCATTTGTTGCAATGTACCACGATGAAATATTGTTTAATGTTTTTATTCTATACTGGTTATTCGCCAGATAATCTTCATAATCATTACTGCCAATAGAATTTGTTGTATCTGGATTATTGTATTCGTCTAATGTTGTCGCTGCTTGATTCGCTTCTGTTTGAGTATTAAAGTAAATAATAGAGTATGATATACCAACACGAAACCCGGTTTCACTCATCGGTCCAATCATTAACCGCTCACTATCCCCTGTATTGATAGTAGAATGTGCAAGACCTTCGTTAAAAATGTGCGCATTTCCCGCTGCAATTGGATACGATTGTCCATCTATGATTAAATTTCCAATACTATCGGTTAAATACAACAAATAAGTATTATTAAAGTGGTTCTCTCCTCTATCGATGTGTGGCTGAGTATCTCCCTTAATCCATCTCAGCGGAATAGATGTAATTTGAGATAAATCAATACCAAAACCAGTTTCCAATTTGTCTTTAATTGCATCGGGCAATTGAATCGAAAAATCAACTTTTTGTTGCACTGAAAGTTTGTCCTTATTTGTTTGTACAACAGGATTATTCAATATCTCCGTAATTTCATTAGACGATAGCAGATTATGTATCATATTTATATCTTATACATAGATATAAATCATCAGGTTATTTGTATAAAAATATGGGTATATTTTAATGGATATGGAGCTAGGACTCCGGATGGGGGCAGTTCTTTTGTTCGAAAAAATAAAAGAACATGATGGCACCACACATTTTGTTACGGACCTATCTATCGTGTTTATGCATCTTACAAGGGTTTCCTTTTTGTCGTATTGTGATACAATTCTAACAAATGACGCTTCTTCTAATTATACATGGGTCGTCGCATGTGAGAATATTAAGGATAATGCCAATCAAGACGTAGAATCCATACTATATGTAGCAAAATGGATGTCATCTAAATATGCAGCCCGAATGAATCAAATACAGTTTCAACGTCCAACAAAACTTATACATACAGTACTGCATACTAACTGGACATATTTGAGTGAAAATTTACAGAATGCGATTGTCATTGCAAACGAAAGGACTGGGACCTAGACAAAATTATATGTATAAAAATAGACATATAATTTATACGCATCTGTATATATGGAAACACAAACTTCGGTTCAGTCTATTATACAATATAAGGAACCTATCCCAACCCATGATATATTCAAGGTTTGTATTCTAAATGATGCAAATTCGATTCGCAAAATGATTGTTTTTCAAGGTAGCGATAAACCGATTGCGAAAGACAGTCCAATATTTAGTGAGGATGAAAAGCTTCGAAATCAAGCCGAAAATATTGAAATTCAGCCGTCTACGTTTCAACTTCATCCAGACGATTCCATTCACGTACTAAAAATGAAGATTTTACATGAATTGTCATTGCCATCTGTTTCCTACGGTGAATTGTATTTGTTCTCGAAAAAACGTATTACAATGCACTTACATGAATTATATATGGAAGTAACTAAAAATGACACGGTACCATTAACTAAGCCGGTCATTGGACAACTATTATCCAATCTTCAAATAGTAGACAAAGATACACTGATGTATTTTGCGGAAATGAGCCATCCATCCTATACTTACGTGGAATTTGTAAATGGGTTCTCCAAATATATTCGCAACATGGAAATTTCCATTCCGGTTGGACATCGTTTTGCGAAATCGAGAGAACTTCTATTTGCCTCCAATCCGTATGATGTAATACAATCAAATCCGTTAGTTTTCCAATCGGGAGCGGCGAATCCTCTCATCTTATTTGAGAACCATCTATTATTAACATATGGAAATTTAGTAAATAATACACTGTATTTATGTTTTGCCGATGATGTTCTCAAATATGGAGAACGCATGATCATTGCAACCGATTATTTTATGAAATTATACTACCCATTGTTGGCAAAACGTGATATTTATTCGAATGAAGATTTAATTCAAGCCCGGCCTGCATTCATGAAACTCACCGAGAAAATGATGAAACCTGCCTTTTTTCAAAAGTATAAGAATACGGACGCGTTTTACGATATTTATAACAGCCGTGTGGGGGAATTGCCGTATTCAAAACAAGGCATTGAGAACTTTCATTTGATTTTACATCCCGTCTCCACGACCATATTTCCACTGGATATTGTGTTTAAACAAATGCATGCAACTGTAAATGTGCCATTTATTAAATACAATCCTGGCTATAGACGAGAACCTCTCTATCGTCTATATTCAGTGAAACGAACCAAATATGGCAAAAAAATACCAGAGTTGTCCCGAACACAAATCATGTCCTACTCCAAAGTAACCGGCAAACCCAAACAATTGTCATTTGTTGTAAATTATATACACAAAAATGCGGAAGAACACGTCTTTGTGCACATTAATACGAATGGCGATATTGTTGTAAATGGTACATGTGCACACACAATGACCGCCGCGGATTTAACACATGTTCTCGTAGATACAATTAATCCGCTGTTAACTAAATTGAATGATGTGTTAGATGCTTCTGGATACAAAACATCGATGTTCGAAGATGTATACGACGAACGCATTGAGTTCATAAATCTCAAATATACATGTAGCATAACTCGTAATTTTAATATAAAATCCACTGAACTTACCACAATATTGTCGAATATGTTTCACGTATATGAGGCGGATATTAATAAGGGTGCCATTCTACGGTTCAAGAATGTGGAGAACTACAAAGAAATGAATGCAATGAATGCACTTATAACACAAATATATAAGACTACGAATGACCTTACACAAGTTAAAAAGGCAATTATGGAGAACTTTGTATTAACTGACGATGAGGCGCGCGAACTTATTAACAAGTATTTAAATGAGCACATAATTATAAATGGGAACTATGTAAATAAATCGATCGATGTTGCAGAGAATCCGGGGTTTCCGTGTTTAATGCGTACGTCGACTGCATATGCTACACCGGAAATAATTATTGAAATCGCCGAAATTAGTTCCATTCATTATATTGACGTTATTCATCGGTATTTGGATGTATTTTTGCGGGTTACACAACATGGGGATAAATCCACCATGAGCAAAGAGAAATTACTGAAAATGATGGCAAAAACGAAAAATATAGAAGATGATTTCGTGCAAGAAAATGTAATTGCTGCTACAACTCAACCTATCCAACCGTTTGCATTAAAACCGATTACCGATGATAATGAAGATGACGACGGCGATGAAGGCATGTTATTTTTTGATGACGATGATGTTATGGGTGAAGGTGAAGGTGAATATAAAGACGATGAAGTCGATGGCATTGGAGACGACGATGAATTCGAACCATCTGCTACCGAAACCAAGCTCCCTAATAAACAGGGCTTACTATTTCAAGACGATGATGATGATGGTGATGATCCATTTTTTGGGGGAGCCAGCATGTTTTTTAACAAGATGAAGAAACTGGAACCGACCTTATTCCGCACAAAAAAAGAGGGAAAGTTTGATTCTTATGCACGCTCTTGCCCTAGCCAAAGTAGCCGACAACCGGTTATTTTAACAAAAGAAGAGTTGGATAATATGGACGAAGCTGCATATGAAGTAGCCATGCCGTATGGAACAGATAAAGATAAACAATATTGGTATATCTGCCCGAGATATTGGTGTACTCAAACAAACAAACCTATGACTGACGCGCAGGTTGCAAATAAAGAATGCGGAGGTAAAATTATAAAGGATATCAAAAACCCGGAACCAGGACATTATATATATGAATTTACCGATGAACGACAACATAAATATACTGACGAAAGCCAGTATACCGGGGATAATTATCGCAGACATAGACCTGGGTTTTTGGGAGACGACAAACACCCAAATTATTGTCTACCGTGCTGTTTCAAAGAAATGAATACAACCCAACAAATTAATCGTAGACGAGAATGTGGCGTATTGGATTCGGATTTACGTGGCAATAAAACCACTGTCAATGAACTGATAAACCCAGACGCGAACGAACCTGCCGGAAAAAAGAAGGCGGAGAAACCTGCTGGAAAAAAGAAGGCGGAGAAACCTGCTGGAAAAAAGAAGGCGGAGAAACCTGCAGGTCAAGATGAAGAAGATGGCGACGATGAACCACAAGATGGTGACGATGAACCGCAAGGTGGCGATGATAAACAGCCAGGCAACAATGAAGAAACCGGAGAGGTTAAACCGCCGGTTCATGTTGACAAGACTGGCGAGGATAAACCTGAACCGGAAGTGACAGTTGTAGGCCCTGCAAAACCTGGTCGCATTGGTAAGGGAGTGATGGGGGTTGACAAGGTCCATATTGATAAATCAAGATGGGGATTTTTACCACTCTCCGTTGAACTGTTTTTGAGAACCGATAATTCAACTTCTATTAAAGAAAACAACCCAGCATTGATAGCACAGACGGAAATCCCTCTTTTACGATATGGTGTAGAATATTCAGTTAAACAATCGTTTATTGCATGCATTGCAGATTTGTATACATATTATAACAATATCCCGGTTCCGTCTATTAGCGAAATGCGTAAAAAAATCGTATCCCACATTTCATTAGATATTTATGTGAAATCAAATAACGGCTCTCTTGTATCTATATTTCAACCCAAAAAGACAATTGTCGATGACATTACGGTAGAAAAATATAAAACTACCGAGCTTTATAAAAGCATTGATGATTTGACAAACGTGGCCAAGAATCGCTTCTTAAAAGATACAATTGCGTCTTACCAAAACTTTATTGCGTTCATGGAAAATGACGACTCATTCATCGATCATACATATGTATGGGATATAATTACATCGGCGGAGACAGGAATCTTTGAAAATGGTATCAACATTGCATTGATCGAAATTGTCGACAATGATATTACAGATAATGTGGCAGTGTTGTGTCCGTCCAACTCATATGCGGCCAAACCGTTTGATTTGGCAAAAGGAACGTGCATTTTGTTAAAGCAAGATAAGTTTTATACCCCCATTTACTTGTACGGAAGTACAAACGCGGCGACACTGAAAAGGCAGAACGCGGTCAAGATATTTTCCCATCAAAATACACCACCCAATTTGTTAAACGTGTTTGAAATGATTAATAAAACCACAAGTAAATACTGCAAACCTCGTGAAAGTTTGCCTAATGTATATGATTACAAACCAAATCTATCTGCGTTGGAAATTTATGAAATATTGACCGAAAAACGTCTGGTTATCAAAAAACAAGTCCAGAATTATCGAAATAAAGTCATTGCATTTATCGTATCTACTCGAGTAGAAGATGAATCTGGAATATATGTACCAACTGCGCCATCTGCTCCTATCAAAAACATCCAAACCATTTTCACAGATGCAGTTGTATGGCAAGAATATAATGTGACTCGTGACCGACTTACTCAGGTTGCTAATAAAACGGAAGGTAAACTGTTATGTAAACCCGCGTTTAAGGTAGTGGAAGATGGGCTAATTGTTGGCATATTTACAGAAACGAATCAATTCATATCCGTGAGTACCCCCGCCGAAAATATTATTGAAGATGGTATTCCAGAATATAAAGTTCATGGATATAAGAATAATCAATATTACGCTGCAGACACCGCGTTTGCAACAGTTTCATCGCATGATTCGGTCCGTACGCAAACCATACGAAATATATCATTAGAATCACATTTCTATAATTTGTTTCGAAGTAAATTGCGAAACACACTTGCCGATTATAAATATAAGACCGCTCGCGACGAAATTCTACGTATCATAAACAACAATCAGTTTTTGTACAAAACAAAAATGAAGAAATTAGAAAATGTTATTCGTCACATGTTAACGCCATTGATTGCGTTTATTGAATTCGATGAAGCGGTTCTCAAACACGTCAACGAAATGAATGCCATCATAAAACCAGATGAAATTAACAAGATTTGTTTATTGAAAGAAAATAAACTATGTGCACCACAAAAGCATCTTGTCAGTGGAATAGATAATGATCGACTATATTACACACGATTGGCAGATGAACTCATTCGATATACCCGAATTCGCACATACATTCTGGATCCAACCAAATATTTGAATATAGGTAGTGTGGAATACCAGGTTGACGAAACGGAAATATTATATTTACACTCAATGTTAGTTGCCGAGGACTTTGATAAATTAGTTGCAATGCCCACAAACAAATACATTGGGAAAGTTTCGCGCGATTTTGCAAACCCATTTGTATCGACGAATACACAAACATCCTCCGATGTTGCATTGACCGAACAGTATAGAGATACGGTCAATGCATCATTTGATATTTTGAAAGCGGTGTGTGTTTCCAAAACGGTACATGTAGAGAGCGAGAAATGGCGCGCGATTTTACACGAAAATGCGGTGGAGCATATATTGAGCAATTCGGTTCAATGTAGTTTCTATATCATCATGTTGATATTAAGAGAACATAAGCAAATTCACGAAAATATTTACGAAATTAAGCGGCGTTTGTGTGGATATTATGCAACATTATTGGAAACGTATCGAGTGAAGATATGCCATATGTTAGGCAAACAAGGAAAGCAACAATTTGTAAATAAGTTGAATAAGAACCGAATCGATGTATCTACGATGATTATGACCGACGATTATATATTAACGGCAATCGACATGTGGGTATTCGCAGTGAACATGCAACTCCCTATTATTATTTTTGATTCGAATGGTTCATTGCCATTTGCTCCCACTTTAGATTGGCTGCGATTGGGTGGGAACCCCGAAACCGATAAGTTTTATTTTATACGTATGATAAATAATACACAATATAATTTGATTACTCCACCGTCTCCATTGCGCGAATTAAACGGGTTTGAGCAAATGATTCAATCGCCTTTATACGATAAACATATCCAAACGTTTCAGGAATTTATGCAAAATTATACGATTATTCCGCCGAAAATGAAGAAGGTCACCGAACGTCCAATGAAAAAAATAAATGTCGAAATTGACACGTAATTCAATCATAAAATATGTCTATTTTTTATGATTTCTAATACAACGTATTTTTAATTATTGCAATTGTCTACACGGTGCTTGCATCACAATCTAATGCATGGTTCAAATATACATGATGGTCCGCCGTATCGGTTTGGTATAATGCGAATTGATCCGCACATGCATGGTCTTCACATTCGACCGCGCTGCACATTTGCAACGCATGGTTTTGGTCTTCGTATATTTCACGACACGAATGATAGTAATTCAGCTCTGTAATCGGCGGGACGTGTGGCACCATATCCTTATGGTGAGTAAATCGCCATAAGTCCAACTTTTTCGCATTTACAAATTTCGCGTATGCAGGGTTTCCTATACGGGGCTGTCCGTAGTTATACACACTGCTCGCTATTTTGCTAGATAATAGCTCCATCGCTACCAATTGTGCTACGGCCGCGCCATATGAATGACCCGTTACCAAGACACTATATGATGGATAAACGTCCAATATGTCGCGGACGGAGCTGTAAACCTGCGAATAAATATTCTTTGCCGATTTATAGAATCCGGTATGCACTTTACAATTACATTCGGGGAATGTTTCATATGGAACTTGTATTACTTCGGCGTCGTCCAACCAATTCGAAATGGAAGAAGTCCCACGAAATACTATGGCAATTTGTTTCGAGTTGCTATTCACCGCAGTGTATCCTTGTAAGTCAGTTGATTTATCGTACAATGTTTCGTAATATTTGAATCCGGTAGCCGACCCAATCAACTTCATGTTGGGATAACCATCTTTGTTACAATACGCCGCACCGCTTAACCATACACCTTCATAAGCGGTGTTTAGATTATACCCTAGTCCATACATCAATGGCATAAGACACAATAGAAAAAAAATATACATTATATATTAACCAGATATTTTTTTATGGGCAAATTACGTCAGTTCATTTTTCATGACAGTGCGCTCTTTCCAATATTCGCGATTCATGTATCCTTTGATGGTATTTGAACGCATAAAGATTGCGTACGGGTCATCGCCACGTGGAAGCGAATATTCACGGGGGAGCCTGTAGTTGGATAATTTTATTGTAACTCGCGTGCTCGCATCTATACGCTTTCTACCTAGAAATTGTTTTTCCAATTTCTCCTGTGTAATTGGAACATCGTATGTCGCATTATATAGTTCAATTAAATCTCGTTCATGTTGCACTAATGCTTCTACATCATTTGGTTCGATATCTTTGCCAGTTAACGCATCCAATGAATATATACCAAACCCGCCAACCGATTTGTATTTTTTATATAATTTGATTATATTCTCATGGTTTACCATAATATAGTATGTTGGCATTTTTTGACTCATGTAAGAGATTATTATTTGATTTATTGCAACTATTATGTGCAAATCATATCAATTTTTTACTAAATTGAATACTTAAGAATCTATGTAAAATTTTAAACAACTTTCAGTATGGTTAAACGAATCATGAATGAGGTGTCGTTGCCTGCAGTTGTTACGTCGGCAGTTCCAACTACAGAAGAAATTGCAATGACGAGTGATGTTAAAACCGATTCTAGCGACCTTCCATGTATCCAGGTGGTTGCAGTAGTTGAACCTGAAACTGTATTTGTATCAATTGCCAATGAAACAGCATCTGCTCCACTATAAATGGCGACTGAACCGGCAGACGCCAAACTCATTTCATAATCGATAACGTATACTCCGGGACCTAATGTAAAAACTGTTCCGCCCGCACCAGCAGCAGCTACAATGAAAGTAGGAATGCTGTTGAAAACCTCAGTATCTATAGTAAACGCAGTGCCTGGAGGAACCGAATTATTGGGGGTTTGTATCGTGCGTATATATTCGGCGTATCCAACAATTCCAGTTGGGCCGGTTGGGCCAGTATCGCCAGTGAGTCCAATTGGTCCAGTGTCACCAGTGAGTCCAATTGGTCCAGTGTCACCAGTGAGTCCAATTGGTCCAGTGTCACCAGTCAGTCCAATTGGTCCAGTGTCACC